CGTTGATCCCGCCCCAGCCACATCAATCCATACATCTACAGTAACCGCACTCGTTGTGATGTTTGTTAGCCTAATGCCAATCAACGCATCATTTGAGTTAGCCGTTCTTAGCGTATGCGCTGAGTTAGTAACTTGTGATTTGTAGTCTTTTGTAAAGTCTTGTGCCATAATATTTACCTTTAGAGAGCAATCGCCATTGCTACTGCGAACCCGGCGCTAGCTGCCGTGTTCTCTTTCCAATCCATACCATAAGTGAGAGTAGAGTCTGCGGTAAGAACCTTACCATTATAACTGGAATTAAGAGCGCCAGTAGTTGTAGTTCCACCAGCCCATCTGGTATCGGAAGTGCCATTGAAAGTTATTAACTGACCTATACCATTACACTTATCCACCGGAAGGGAGTTAACTTTCATCCACTTACTAGTTGTTGTAGAGTATTTTAATACTTGATCGTCTTCTACGGCATCAGTATCTATTTCCTCGCCAGTAATCTTAGCAACATTTACTACACCAGCGTTAGTCATGGTTACATCACCAGATAATGCCGCTGCTGTGAAGCCTGTACCATCACCAATCATAATTTCTGTAGTAGCTAAAGCGAGATCAGACGGTACTCCAGAGGAGTTAGCATTTCTAACCTTTACTGTATTAGCTGCCATATCTGCTAGTTCAGCATTCGCTACACCAGCATCCTTTATTGTTACCGCTCCAGAACTTACTGAAAAGTTATCAGAGGAGAATGAGGCTACACCTTTGGCCGATGTCGTTGCATCATCACCAGCAACAGTTAGGGTTTGTGATCCAGCAGTAGTAGTAATGCCAGAACCACCAGCTATGTCCAATGTTTGCGAATCTAAATCTATCGCACCTGTTCCGCTATCACCTTGAAAGTCTAAGTCTTGTGCGGTAACTTGAGCATCCACATAGGTCTTTACTGCACCCTGCGTTGCAAGCAGCGTAGCACTAGAACCTAATGCACCATTATCAATGCCTGTTACTGTAGCGCCCGTAGCCAATGCAAGACTTGTATTACCTGTTAAGGTCGTTCCTGTAATTGCCGCAGGAGTTGTCCCACCAATCACCGCTCCATCAACAGTTCCTGCATCAACGTCTACTGAATTGCTTGTTACGATAGATACTGCTAATGTAACCCACGCATCGTTATCTTCGTTTCTTATCTTTAGTACATTAGCCGATGTATCAAACCACACCAATCCAGCAGTAACCGAGGTTGTTGGTTCTGCCCCGGTATGTATAGCATGTACCGCAGAATCAACTGACGGGAACGATTGCTTTACAACTTTCTTAATCAATCTAAGCTGATCGTCACCCTCTGACACTGGATCTGAAGATAGAGGGTTAGTTATAACTAGATCATCAATATAATTTCCTGCTTCTACACCCATAATTTACTCCTAGTAGTAACCACCAACATTCATAACTCTCATCTCATTACCTGAGTGTGAGTCTTTATCGTCTTGTTCTTGTAGGTCAGCCATTGACTGCCTAAACGCATTTGCCCATAATGGAACTCTTGCATCATTCATTAAGAATGGCTCTGCTTCTAGCAAAGACCCATAGAGATACAGGTCTGGATTGTCAGTCAACATGGTATTGGTTGGGGCTGCATCACTCAATGCGGCCACCTTTGCATAATAATCGATCTCCATCGTATACGAGCTTGATGGAACCGGACCCATGAGTAAATAACCGGCTCTCATGGTATACGCTTCTGGAATTCCTGTTATACTACCAGCGTTAATTCTAGGTAGCAGTTGAGGAGTAACATAGTTAAGTGGACTTATTCTCTTATCTACATTTGTTGAGATAGTTCCAGAAGTAAATACAGTGTATATCTCTATTACTGCTTTATCAATAACATGCTCTGCTGCCGTTGTTCCATTAGCTCCTCTGGTGCAGCCAGTTAAAGTATTAGTAGATATTCCTGTATAGGTAATCTGCTCAGTGCCAATTAAAACTGTACCCGCAGAAGTAAATCCAGTAGCTGATGTTAATGCAATGGAATCAACAGAGTCATTAATCCCCGCACTTAACGTAGTGTCTGCTACTGAGCTTGCGTCATATTGTATTGTTCTTAACTGTAAGTAATCAGAAGGTAATGGGTATCTCTTTACACCACTAACCAGAGAGATGATTTTTACGTTCTCCATAATCCTAACCCGAAGCAAGCGGTTTATCCGCGCTTCTGCTAGTTTTATGAACGTAGGTATTTGATCGGTTAAATCACTACGATCAACGTAATTAGCTATCTCTGTTTTTAATTCAGAGAATGTTGAGAGAGCCATTATCTACTTAGTTCAGTTATGTAAACTGATGACGCACCAGTTCCTGTAATAGCTGCCGCTTTATCTGAGCCATTTACCCTGAATATCTGTGGGTAGTCTGCTGTAATAAATACCGACGATGCTACTAGAGCGGTTGGAGTGCCACCAAACTCAATAAAAACATCCGCAGTAGCAGTAACCAAAACAGCATTTACCTGTGCATCAAATGCAGATGTCCGGGTTGCGCCGGTTGCAGTCCCTGCCGTCAAGGTATGCGTGGTTAATGGTCTGTATTCTTGAATCATATTGTTCACCTATATTTTTGTTGGAGCTACGCGAAAGTATGAATAGTCTGGATTATTAAGGTATGAAGCAAATACAGCTGGATCTTTCTCTATCATATATAACCAACCACCCTCACCATCTGGAACCTTTGTCTCTTCCTTCCACTTCTGATAAAGCACTATTGGGATACTGTGGGTATGATGCCACTCCCCCATCTTTCCCGGTGTTCGCTTATCACCAAAATCATTAAACTTGCGTTTAGCATCGTCTAAAATCTGTGACGTATCTTGTATTTCTGCAATCTTAAAACTGTCATCAAAATCATCAAACCATAATTCTGTTTTAGATTCTGCATTCTCTTCAAGAAGATATTTAGACATACCCTATCTTTCCCACCATTGGTGCACCATCAGCAGGATCGTGGTCAATGTATGCTTTTCTTAACCACCCTGCCGCATCTGTTGGTTCTGCCGGTTCTTTAGGTAGAGCCTTCTCTTCTGAGAATACTTTCTTTTTAATAATTTTATTTGCCGCAGTTTCTATATCTTTATCAAAGTTATCCATGTTATTTCCTAGATAAGTTGGGGGTGGGTTTCCCCACCCCCCGTACTTATTATTTTACAGACGCAAGAATACCGCTTGACTTCTCATTACGAGAAACAAGACCATATTCAGCAATTAACATCTGCTTGATAGAGTCGCCTGTTTTCGCCATCGTTTCCGTCTGCCAAGGTCGGAGCCAGTTAACAGCCCAGAAATCCATGTCTAGAAAGAAAGCGTTTCCAGCAACAGAACCCACGCTGTCAGTAGCTAGGTTTCGATCAGGCACAATTTTAAAAGTACCAAAATCAGAAACGTAGACATCGACAGCAGCGACAGCTGTTGCCGGGCCTGAGCCAACTGAGTTACGAGGGGGAATACCTAGTGATACTGAACCTGAACCCACTGATGCCAATCCTGAGACTGTCTGTTTAACAACCGAAGGAACAAGTATCATATCTGGCTGACCACCAGCATCAAAACACTTCTTGATAACAGATTTAATGTTAGCTTCAGTAGCAGTAGCAAGAGCATCACCGTTGGTCATAGCTGTGGTTCCTAAAGAACCAGCGCCACCTGACCCAGTGCCTCCATTTACATACCCGGTACTTAACCAAGACGGAAGACCAGCAGTTGCTCTCGCGCTAGTAGTATTACCCGCAGATTTCACGATGTTGTTAGTAAGCATGAATTCCATATCACGCTTCATTCGTTTTCCCGCTTTAGCTAACTGATAGGCTTGAGCTTTGCCTCTACCAGCATAGTTAACAACTTGGTCCGTTCCTGATGTCATATTGACAGAACGGCTTATCTGCGTGTAATTTTGTAGCTTCGTTGGCTGCTCACCAGCCGTAGCCTCGCTCACAGCAGGACTATCATCACCTTCTATCTGACGGTTAGCAGAACCAGCAGCAATCGTGTCAATTTGCCACTCAAACAAAGTGTTTTCAGCTTTGCCTTTAGCACAACCAGAAAGAAAGGGAGTATCCATCGGAGCGATATTATAAATTACATCAGACAAGTCTTCTCGAATAGTCGCACCAGTATAAGTGGTAGCGGTATTTGTAACGATTGCCATTTTAATATCTCCTAAAAATAATTACTCTAGCATATCAAAGATCAAATCAGCCGCATCATCGACATGACCTGTTTCTTTAAGACGCCCCATTTTAGCAGTACGTTTGCGCGCCCGTGGCGGAGCCTTCTCTTGCTTTGCCTTTGATCGAACAACCTTAGGTTTATTCTTGACCTTCTTAGATCGAACTATACGTTGTTTCTTTTGAACGTCATCATAAGCCTTGGCTTTCATTAGCATAAGAATTGAACGGTGATCCACCAAGGTATCTAATTCTTCTTTAGTATACCCTTGTCCAGCGGCGTATTCCCCAATAGCTTTGGAGATTGCCATACGCTTTTCATCATCTCTCCACTCTGGCAGGATTTGAGACATCTTCTGATGTTCCTCCATCCACATCCGTCTATGCTGCTCCGCCATTTCAGCTTGCTGTTGTTCGGCAGCAGCCTTATGCTGATTCTGGAGTTCCGCTATTTGCTCTTGCGCTTGTCTATAATCATCGCGCTTGGTCAAATACTCTTCTCTATCCTCAGTCTTTAAGCGTTCCCAATCTACATTCTGGAACTGCTGGAGGTGTGCATAATTAGTAGAGATTGCCGCTTCAACGGCATCTACATACTGCGCTCTAGCTTGCTGAGTCTGTTGGATTTCATACTGTGCTTGTTGCACGGCTGTATCCATATGTTTTCGATATTCAGCTAACTCTTGAGTTTTCTTAGTATAATCCGCCTGTCGAGAGTAACCTTTTAAAAGTTCGTCTTCAGTGACCTCGACATCCCTACCATCAACTCTGACAGTATAGACAGTCTCGGTTTCCGACTCATCTTCTGGTTCTTCTTCTTCAAGTGATTCTTCGGAATCCTCTTCTTCTTCAGCTTCGTCTTCAGTCTCTTCTTGAGACTCATCGACAACTCTGCTTTCTGAAGGTTCCGGTTCATCTTCGGATACTTCCTCTGATGCTTGCGTTTCCTCGGATTCTTCGGTGTCCTCCGGTGGAGGATTAATCATCCTTAAAAACGCTTCTGATGCTTCCTCAATGCTTCCTACTTCTGCGGTTGAGGTTACTTCTGCTTGCGGGGCTGCTTGCGTGTCCGCCATCTTTACAATCTCCTATATATGATATTCCTTGATTTTCCGCGCAATTTCCCCTGTTTCCAGAATAGAGGCTATATGTGTGCGAATCCTTGCAAGGAGTCTTAAAGAGAGCCAGCAATGTTCTCTGGCTTCGGTTTCTGTGATACCTGAATTGTACCACGTTGTTTTTAATTCTTCTTCTAGCGTGTCTAATGTTTCTTTAAAGATCGGATCATTAAGAAGTCTATGTGCACGCTCTTCTTGTATTGTCGCCATTTAAGCTTTTTTAGTTTTACCTTTAGTAGTTTTAATTTTCTTTCCGTACTTCTTTGACCACTTCTTGTGTATCTTAGGATGGTTAATCGCTAAGTATTTTTTTTGCTTTTTACTTTTAAAGGGCATAACTAACCTATAGCTACAGGTCTTCCTTGTTGAGCTTCAAGCGCAAGCTCTGCCATCTTTAGCTTTGCGTCAACACTGTCTGCTGCTGCGTCCTTCTGCAACCTCATTTGCTTTATCTGAACGTCAGCCGCTTTGATTTCAAGTTCTTTTTGTTTAAGCTGCATCTCTTGTTGCTCTAACTGTTGTCCCATATCTGGTTCTGGTGGTACACTGTCAGGATCAGTTAAGAAGTCATCTACATTCTGGAAGCCCATGTTCTTTATAAGAGCGGCACCCATGTTGTACATATTCTTTTCACTGACAATCTTCAGCCCACCACGCATAGCATCACCAGCAAACCCCAGCATAGTAGTTAGATGCATAAGCTGTTGATCTTTATTACCACTGCCGATACCAACGGATACCGTGCAATCAAACTTATCTTTCCACATATCAGGACGCACTGGAACCCATTGATTCCTCAACATAATAACTCGTTGATGATCTTGGTTCTTCAGGACTAACTCATAGATGTTACGCATCAACTCTTTAACACCTGTCTCTGCAAAGCATCTAGCTATCAGTTCTACTCTTGACTGCGCTGCCGTCATCGTTGCGGCAACTGCTGTAGCTGTAGTATGTGATGTAAGGGCGTTCTCGTTCAATCCTTGAGAGTATTTGTTCACACCACTTCTAGACTCTCTTAGCTTGTCTAGGTACTCAAGCATAGCAAAGGATGATTGCTCTAGCTGTGGAGTAGCCAATGGCGTGACCGCGTTAGGACTCTTAACTCTAACTACTCCGCCCGGCCTCTGAGTTAGCAGGTCATCTAGGTTAGCTTGTCCCTCAAGGACTGCGTACCTACCAAAGTTCTGGTTGTACATATTGTCCATAAGGTTACGCATCAATGTAGACTTGATAAGCTGAATGTCCATAATCAAGTCAGCAATAGACAAGCCAAAGAACTTATGAGGAATCTTTACTGGTGTAATGCTAACAAAAGGTATACGATCAATAGGTTCATTCTCTATAATGAAGTCACCTACTGAGCAAACCTTTCTTAGCTCTGCAATACCATCACCATCGAAATCAGTACGCAAATAACTTTCATGCAGCCAGTATTCCTGCAATGCTTCTTCGCTACCTAGATCTACAGCGCCACCACCAAATGAAATGTCAGCAGACATATCATAGGAATAACGTGCGTTTGTTCCACCCCACAAAGATGCATCAAAGTCATACTGACCACTAGACAATTCCATCGGATCAAACTCTGTATCTGGGTACATCTCACGCAACTCAGATAAAGTCTTCTTGATTCTGTGGCAGACAAATCTAGCTTCTTCGATTGTCTTAGATTCTCTAGAGATTAAGAACTCATCAGGCACTACGTTCTCAATTTTTACCCTACCGACATAAGCCTTACGAGTAATGACTACATCGTGATAACCTTCTTCCGGTGTGTGTTCTAGAATCTCTACACCCGGACTCATAAGCAAAGCATTGAACTCTTGCTCGTCTAGGTTGTTGTATTCTTCCCTGTTGTAATCTTCATACTCATCCCACCAGCATTTGACTATACCATTCTTTTGGAGTAGAGCGTCAGTGAACCAAGTGTATAGTATTTCCCAGCCGGGATTGTCTTTAGTAAAGATGTAATTAACATAATCTGTAGCTTGCTTCGCTACCTCTACATCCTCAGGACCGTGAGGAGAAAAGCTGACCATCTCATCACCTGATGCAAACACACGCATAAGGGATGGTTTGATCCACTCTATCGTATCCATCACTGAGGAATCAACATACTGGCTACGACCTTCAACCTCATTACCAAACTTCTCAGCATAGTAATACCGCATAGCCTCTTCCCTTTGCAGGGAGATTGTATCGCTATAACCTAAAGCGTCTGCAATCTCGCTTCCGATTCTAGCTAGTATTTCTGAATCTGTTATTTTAGACGATGCCATAATTCTTATATGTTATATCCTGTGTCCACGCAGGGTCTGAACCTGAAACTGCGAATCGTTGAGATTGGAAGGCGTACCTTGTTGCGCTCATTAAGTCATCACGAAACGGGACCACCTTTCCTCCCTTTCTGTGATACATTCTAAACTCTTCAAACCAGCTACTTAATGTAGAAAATACCTTAAAGTTACTAGCCTCCATTGACTGTAGCATTGCCATCAGTCCTTCTTCTATGGAGTTAGAGCCTTTGTTCTCTCCTAATGCTGGGGGATTGGAGAAATGTTGTAGTAAAAAGTTACAGCCTAAATTACGATACTGCTCAGCCAGACCGGGATTACCCATAGAATCTCGTCTATTGCCATCATGGGGATAAGCAATGGGGATAAAATGAGGTCTAGATCGTATAGCTTGTGCGTGTATCGATGGAGAGGCTTTAGACTCCCTGTGACAATCGTATACATAGAATACATCCTCATCTCTATCTACAGCGCACCATACTACCGCTGTAGGATGATCCCAACCAAAGTCGATTGCTGCTATTCTAGGCCAATGATCCTTTATCGCTATTGGATCAATAATAATCTTTTCTTCGTCAACAGGGAATATAAGCCCTGAACCTATGGATGGCCTACCGTATCTCCTCATTTCCCGCTCATGTGGGGAGTAAGCAGACAGTATCTGTTCCATAACAGCCTCAGATAAATGCCCCTGCTGCCCCTTCATGGACTTGATCTTCTCAGATGCATCATCCCATGTAGCGTTAACTAGGCTCTGTCCGGCCTGTATACGGTTCATAAAGGCCGCTACGGTTTCAGTCATACCCGCCTCAGGGGTAAAGGTCATATAGACCATACCGCGCCTGTCCAGCGTTCTGGTGACGGCTTGTGAGTAGATGTCTCTGCTTGGTTCTTCATCTAGCCACACAACATCCACAGATCGGCCCTGCCACTTCTCTACTCCCATCTCATAGGCTTTGAAATGTAAAGAAGAGTTCCCACCGCTGACATGTCGTATTAGCGCGACACTTTTAGCATTTGGTACACCGGGCTTTCTTTCCGTCTTTATTATATAATTCTTGGGAATTGCACCGGAACCAAAAGCGTCAGGATCGTCAGGGGAACCCAATAACTCTGCTTGTACTATATCTCGCGTAGTCTCGTTAGATACACCACCAGCCCACGCTGTAATAGGTTGATCATACCTTCGCCCTTTCCACCACTCAGGGTATATACCCCTTAGATGATAGGACATCTCTGCTGCACCACAATAGGACTTACCTATACGGTTAGCAGCCATGAGCAAGCGTTGGTTACTATCTTTGCTTGTTTCGTGGAACTGCTGTTGGTACGGATAAGGATCGTATTGATCTATTCTGTTAAAGCGTATTCTCTTCTTTTGTTCCCTAAGAAGTTCTAGCTTTCGGTTAATGTCTTGTGAGGGCATCTATTTCTTTTCTAATTTCCTCATCTGACATTTGCTCAACTGTTGTTGTCTCGATACGTTCGACGGGTTTAAGGCCAGCGCGGTCAAGTAAATCCTTGATAGCTCCGAGTCGAACAGACTCACTCTCTGCTTCTCTGGCGAGTTCTGTGAGCCAGCTAAGTCCCTCCGGGATTTTATCTGCCAGCACCTTTTGAGTCGCTTCAAGTATTTCATTTCTGAGCTGCGCTTTAAGTTGAGAACCCTTAACCTTTGCAGTCCTTTCGGAGTAGCCACTAGCAATAGCAGACTTCGTGGCATTCCCTGTAAGTACATAGTTCTCTATGAATCTATCTTGTTTATCTGTCATTATCCAGACCAAGTTGGATCAACCATACCGGGGAAGGGATCAACATACGCTGGAGCAGTTATAGGTATATGCGGTGTAATCGGGACATAAAACCCACCTGCTGTAAGAGGCGCTGTAACAGTTCCGCTACCACCACCAATGTCTCCAACCCCTCCAAATTTCGCTGTGGGACCACCAGTTGCATCTATGTAGGTCATTGTTTTTGGTGGGCCACCAATAAAACCAGCAGGAATAGATGCCATTCTTGCTGCTGCTTCGGCTACTTTTTCTGCGGTAGTTGGCTCTCTTTTAGCTGGGGAACCAACACTACCACCGTCTGTATACCTACCTGTCCTCCAGTCATAACCCGGAGTATGAGCAAACCCTCTGGTATCATGCCACATACCCGATATATCTTTTCCCATCCAAGAAGGTCTATAGCCCGTATAAGATGGATCAAAATATTCTTCTAGTGCAAATCCACCTTTGGGAGTTACAGACTTTTCAAGCGCTTTGAGAATTCGTATGTCTTCTTCAGTAAGCTCATCTCCCGTTGATGGAAGTCCAAAAGCGGGGGACGGTATAGCTAATTCAGAGAAGTCATCTACTTCAATTGGCGCACCAGTTGCATCAATAGGCATTTCAGTTGTTACAGGCCATACAGGGCCGTGATGGGCCGCAGGAATTCTACCCGGAATATCCGACCCAACACCAAGAGGTTCAGAGTGTGTCATCAAACCAGCGCCCAACGATCCAGCCCCAAGACCTAATCTAGCTAACCCTGATGCTTTAGCAGCAGTTGAACCAGGCCTAAACTCTGCATCAGTTGCAAAATCCGCAGTAGTTAACCCTCTCCACGGTTCCTCACCATGTGTGCTAGCAGTTAAGGGACCAAAATCTGTAATAAAATCTCTAGCATCATAAATCTTTCCGGGGATCGGCCCCCCTTTCCACCCCTTACCAGCAACCTCAGTAAACATACCAGAAGCCATATCAGCATCTATCTTAGCTTTAGTCGCCTCATCAAGACCAGTTCCTAATGGCATACTAGAAAAGTCATCTACACCGGGATACGGGTCAACATAACCGGGGTCGCCAAGGGTTGCTCTTGCCGCATCCATATCATAATCAATTAATGCTCTTGTTGCAGGATCAAGCTCCATATCCGGTCTTGAGTAATCACTTGAGGAGGGCATAACCGGATCATACTTGTAAGGCTCACCCATGATCGCAGAATAAGGTGGGATATCAGTTATATCCATAGGCAGATGACCCGGAACAGCCTCAGTCTCAAAATGCTTTAATACATCATCATAATGGGTAGTAGCTGTTGGTTCAAATGTAGGGTCAATCATGCCGGGATATGGGTCTTTTGGACCTAATGCTGAGATGCCGCTATCTGGAAACTCTAAATGAGACTTCACCTTGTCGATTAAAGCTGAATCAGCATCTCTTCCTTTTACTGCATACACACCCGATCTTGCTAACTCTAGAGCATCCTTAACCCATTCAGCTACAGAACTACCAACAGGTACAGTAGTGGGATCAGTAAGCGGAGTGCGAGGGACTTCAATAGCTGGCAACCCTGCACCCGGAGTATATGCCAGCCCTTTATAGAGGTGATCGCCAGCAAACTCCTCTGGAGACATAGAATGACCAGTAGCAGCTAAAGCTTCCTTAAACTCCTTCATAGTTACACCAGCTTTCTCTAAAGCTCTATCTAATTCGTAATCAGCATACGCGCTAGTATGCGGAGGTTTTCTTCCTTCAGATACAGCTTTATCGTGTGCCTTTTTATCAGACCCTGTAAATGGAATTTTATAACCAAGCGCGTCAGGGCTAAATGGTGCTACACCGCTAATCTTTAGCTTGTCTCGGTGTTCTTTAGCCTTTTCTAGCGCATCTTTCTCGGACCTGTCCATATAGCCCTTCAATGCATCAGAGAAATCATCCCTTTTCTTCTCTAAATCCTCCCCTCTTTCCTTCGATCTCTCTATATAACCCTTAACCTCAGGAGAAGTCATGTGTTCAAAAGCGAAATCCTTTAGGAATTTTACACCTTCCTCACCCCTATCCTTCCAGTAATCAAGGATATAATCAACAGAATCACCCATCCCTGCTAATGTGGTGTAATCCGATGCGGCTACAGGACCAAATACGCCCGGATACTCCGATTTTAGCTTCTCAAGGTAATCAGCCACTAATCAGTTCCGCCGGGGTTTCCTATATGGACATCAAATAAAGCATCTACATCCCTAACCCCATTAGATACAGTTCTCTGGAATATATAAGGAATAACAGCATGGATAGCTCCTGCTACTGACAGTAATGACAGTTTCAGGGAAATAAATAAGGCAAACCTTAGATGCTTCCAATAGGTTGTGTTGTTATCTGTTAGATGTTTCATTCTTAAAATATTTTCCACGTTCTGCGTCCTGTCTTAGGGTCTTTATGCCATCTACCAATACCAACTCCTCCTCCGCCACTACCCCTCTTTATAGTCTTATTTAACTCTTTCATGGGATCATGGGTAGGTCTCTTTTCATGTTTTAGCTTATTATGCGGGTCTCCAGACCTCATCCAACTATTCGCCCCAACTCCCAGCTCTGCCTTCTTCCGGGCTCGCCTTGAAGGATACAGTTTTATTCTCTTAGCCATAGATACCTCAGTGCTCTATAATTATATGCTTATGTTAGTGTTAAATACCCTTCGCTGTATGGGTGGGACATTTATATATACTTCTACGGCGAGGGGGGTGCCTAGGGGGTAGCCTCCGAGCCATATATAGACCAGTGAGGGACGAACTGGAGCATTGCTGTGTC